ATGCAAAGGGTCGTACGTACGCGCGGATGGGCGTTGGCCGGGCTTTCAGCCGATCGATCGACAACCTCTGGTCCCCCGCCTTCGTTCCTCGCCTTTCACTGGCGCAGGTGCCCTCACGCCCTTTGCTGATCTGTGCCCTTCTTTCCGCCCCCGCCCGCATTGGCGCGTCTTGCAAATCGCAGATCGGGCCGGGCTTCCAAGGATCGCCAGCGCGCGCGAAAAAAGGAGGACCCGCGAATGGGGGGTGGGGCCAAGCGAAGCGGGTCCCTTGCTTAGGGGCGGCGGGTCCCTCCGCTGCCGATAGACTACTCTGGTAGATGTACCCCTATTCCTCATCTTTCTTCGCGGGTCCCATCCTTCCCGGCATATACCCCCACCTTCGCGGGTCCCTCTCCCAATGTGGGTCCCATCCTTCCCGACGTATACCCCACTTTCGCGGGTCCCCTAACGCAGTACTAGATGCCCTTGACTCCGGGTATCCCGGCGTGGTAAACTCCGCGTATGTCACCTGTACCCACCCCCGAAGCTAAAATCGAAAAGCGCAAACCGAGCAGGGAGCGCCGCGTACCTATGAAAGATGTGGGGCGTGATCCGGCCACGGGGAAGGTGATCCCGCACGAGAGAAATGAAAGACTGGCAAAGCAGGTGGGGATGTATGTCGCGGCGGGGATGACCGAGAACGACATAGCGGAAATGCTGAACATAAGGCCGGGGCTTCTGCGCGAGTGCTACGGGAAAGAGTTGAAGCACGGGCTAAACCAGATGGTGGTGGATGTGGCCACGGCAATGAAACAGCAAGCGGTGAACGGTGACGTGGCGGCGGGAAAATTCCTGTTGAAAGCGCGGGCCGGATGGAAGGATGGGGAAGGTGCGGCGGTGGCAGTGTCCCCGCTGGCAATCCACATTCACGATTAAAACAGACGATAGAGGAAAACATGGACGTTACGCCAACACCCGCGATGTATGAAGCGATGGGAAAAATCTCCGATATGGCAATCGGGGAAGCGCCGCACCCGAAAGATATGGGGCCGGGGGCAATCAAAAGGCGGGAAGCGAGGATGATGTTCGCTGACTTAATGCACCAATTCGTGGCGATGACCATGCGAGAAGGTGCCCGCCGCGCCTTTGAAGAAAGAGGAATGGCAACAGTGGCCGCGCCGATGAAAGGCCGACACTGATGGCTGGGCACGTAAAGAAAAAGATAGCCGAGCTAAACGCCCGCCGCGCAGCGGGCGAAAACGTTCCGGACACTGAAATACAGAAACTAGAGGCGACGGGGAAGAAGCCGGGTAGCCCGGTGAAGGAAGACACAGGGATTCACTACCACGCCCCCGGCCCGGTTGCGCGAGCGTTTCTAAAGGACAGCAGCTTTATCTGTGGAATCATGGGGCCATTCGGGTCAGGGAAGTCCACAGCGTGCGTGATGAAGTTGATCAAAAACGCACAGCGGCAAACCCCGGCAAGGGACGGGTGGCGGCGTCGAAGGACGGCGATCATCAGAAATACCTACCCGGAACTGCGGACCACGACCATGAAGACATGGCATCAGTGGGTGCCCCAGCACATCGGGAAATGGAGAGAAGCAGGGCCACCGTGCCACTTCATCAAGGACGAAGCGAAGAAATTCGAGTGGGAAATCCTGTTCGTGGCGCTGGATCGCCCGGACGATGTGAGCAAGCTGCTGTCAATGGAACTGTCGGACGCGTGGATCAACGAAGCGCGTGAAGTCCCGAAAGCGATTCTGGATGGCCTGACCGGACGGGTCGGGCGATACCCCCCGATGTGGCAAGCCGAAGCCACAGATGTGCAGATATTGATGGACACCAACCCGCCCGACTCGGATCACTGGTGGTACATCATGGCCGAGCAAGATATGTCGAACGAACGCAATCGGCAACTGATCATGTCGATGCGCGAAGCGGAAGAAATCCTGCGGATGAAGGGGACCCTCAAGGGCGAGCAGCGCTTGATCAACTTCTACCGGCAACCATCAGGCAGAAGCCCGGAAGCGGAAAATGTGTGCAATCTGCGGGGCGGATACTACGAGTTCCAGATGGCAGGCAAAGATGCGGACTGGATCAAAGTCTACATCGACGGCGAGTACGGCTTCGTCATGGATGGGTTGCCGATCTTCCCGGAATATAAGGACTCCACCCACTGCCGCCGACTACAAATGGTGCCCGGCATCGGGATTCGCCTCGGATTTGACTTCGGATTGACGCCCGCCGCCACTATCAGCCAACGACTTAGCAACGGCAGGTGGCTGATTCATGATGAATTGGTGAGCGAACGGATGGGGATAACGTCCTTCGCCAATGAATTGTCGCGCAAGCTGGTGGCTGACTATCCGGGCATCAAAGTGGTATCAGCAAGGGGCGACCCGGCTGGGGATTCGGTGACGCCGGAGGAAAAAACCTGTTTCCAGATTCTACAAGCGAACGGATTCGAGATCGCATCCCCGGCCCCCACCCAAGACCCGGTGCGGCGGCGTGAAGCGGTGGCGTTCCTGTTAACCAACCTGATAGACGGGGAGCCAGCAATTCTGGTCGACCCAAGGGCGACGACCCTGCGGAAAGGGTTGGCGGGCGGATACCATCGTCGCAGATTACAGGTGGCCGGTGATATCCGGTTCCGCGACGTACCAGACAAAAACAAATATTCGCACGTGTGCGAGGCTCTTGAATACGACTGCGTTTCCGCCGGGGAAGATAGAAATGTGACGGTCAGCAAGGAGCGATTGGGCGCGGTTCGCCAGAAATTCGCTCAATCGGAATACAACGTTTTTCAAGGAGCTTGAACATGGGCGGTCTAGTTAAGTCTGTTGGTAAAATTTTCGGCGGCGGTGACACTCCGAAACCCGCACCGATGGTTGTGCCGGAACCCGATCCGGTCCCCACGGTCGATGACGCCGTAGCGGCGCGGGAAAAAGAGGATTCGTCGAAGCGCCGCCGTGGTCGGGCCGCTTTGGTGTTGACCGGCAAGGATGGGGCCGGGACCCCCAACTCCGCGACCAAGACCCTGCTGGGGGGCTAAACCATGGCACAGGCCACTGTCGATTCAAGGGCGGAATATGTGTTGCAAAGGCAATCTCAGCTTGAGAATGACCGCTCCACGTACGATTCGCACTGCAAAGAGGTGGCTGAAAGAGTGTTGCCCCGGCAGGACGAATTTCTGCAGAAAAGGACGGTAGAGGGGGATAAGCGGTCGGAGAAGATTTTCGACGCCACCGCTCTTCTGGCGCTGGACAGAGCAGCTTCGGCCATTGACTCTCTGATTTCTCCGCAGACGCAGGTGTATCACCGTCTTGAACCGGAGGATGAACGGGTAGCTGATGACCGCGCCGTAAAGTTGTATCTGGACGAGGTGACGAAGCTGCTGTTCCGCATGCGGTATCGCCCATCGGCAAACTTCGCCTCACAGGCCCATGAATGCTACGTCACCCAAATGGCGTTTGGTACGATGGGCATGTTCACCGATGATTATGTCGGTATCGGAACGCGGTATAAGTCCGTGGCGCTGTCCGACCTGTACATTGCCGAGAATCACGCCGGGATTGTGGACTACTGGCACCGGAAGATTCGACTGAGTGCCCGCGCCGCCCTTCAACGTTGGGGTGGTGATAAATTGCCGGAAGCTATCATCAAGGCGAACGAGAAAGAACCGTTCCGCAAGTTCGATTTCATTCACTGCGTCAAGCCGAATGAAGAGCGGAAGACCGGGGCAAAGGATTACCGCGGCATGCCTTTCTCGTCGTACTATGTGGCGTATGAAGGCAAAAAGTTGATCGATGTGGGTGGATACCGGACCGCGCCATATGCCGTATCGCGCCACGTTACATCACCGAATGAAACTTACGGGCGATCCCCGGCTATGATGGTGTTGCCGGATATCAAGATGGTCAACGAAATGGAAAAGACCATCATCCGGGCTGCGCACAAGATCGTCGACCCCCCGCTGTTGTTGTACGGGGACGGAATTCTATCGGCCTTCGATGCCCGGCCCAACGCCATGAACTACGGTGGGGTTGATGAGCAGGGCCGTCAGCTGGTTCACCCGATGAAGACCGGCAGCAATCTACCGATCGCGCTGGAAATGACTGAGCAGAAACGTAAGGTGATCAACGACGCGTTTTATGTGACGCTGTTCCAGATTCTGGTGCAGAACCCGCAGATGACGGCCACAGAGGCTTTGATCCGCGCCCAAGAGAAAGGGCAATTGCTGGCCCCGACTGTTGGGCGGACTCAATCCGAATTCTTCGGCCCCATCATTGACCGCGAGCTGGATATCATGTCGATGTCGGGCCGGTTGCCACCTATGCCCGCCGCGTTGAAGAAAACGGGGGGCGGATTGAAGGTTGTTTACACTTCACCGTTGGCTAGGCTGCGCCGTGCTGAGGATGGTGTGGCGATCATGCGCACCATTGAAGCATTGGCCCCGATTGCCCAAGTGCAACCCGATGTGTACGACCGCTTTGATCCGGATATCGTGCTTGAGGAACTGGCCGAGATTAACGGCGTACCGGAGCGGGTACTGCGGTCGCGGGAAGAAATGCTACAGCGCCGCGCTGATCGTGAGCAAGCTGCGCAGGCCGCACAGACCCTTGAGGGGGCGAATGTCGCAGCTAATGCGGCTAAGAATATGGCCAAGGCCGCTGAAACCGCTGGATTTGTGGAGCCGGCAACAGCATGATCCAAAAACTGATACAATTGGTCCTAAAGCGGCGTCAGGCGTATCGCGCGGCTTTTGAGTGCCCGGCTGGCCAGATAGTCTTGGCTGATCTGAGAAAGTTTTGTAGGGGGACATCCACCCCGGCTGTCGTGTCGAGAGTCACGCAGCAAATCGATCCAATCGCTACCGGCATTGCTATAGGCAGGCAGGAAGTGTGGTTCCGTATCGCGCAGAATCTCCACCTCTCCGACGCGGATATTTATAGAATGGTGGAGCAAACTGAGACCGAATGAAAGGGACTCTCATGTTTAAACATAAATACCCGCTGATGGAAGAAACAAATGGTGGAACCCCCGCCCCGACCGGTGGTGCTGGTGGAACC